CGTTCCTCTGGTCAAAGGATTATAGGTAAGCTATCAAAGTATAAACAATTAGAGGTAGACAAGGTATTCTCTATGCTTTATAATTATGTAACCTATCAAATGTTCTTAGACCTTAGGAATAACTTTATAATCCCATCTTATGCTTTTTTTAAGAAGGGGGCTATATATGTACAAAGGAGAAGTCAGCTTGTTTATTTAGGTACTACCCTTCATCCGAATACGTAGTTAATCCCGTTATTTATACACCTCCTATTTGATTGTAAGACTACTTAAAACTCAAAGTAGTAATCATCTGCGTACATACGCATAACAAAATATCCTAAAAATAAATTCTCAAAAAAAAATAAAAAAAAATAGAAAAAAGTTTTTCTATGTCAAAAGTAGGTTGTAGATTTACATTCTAAACCAACCAAAATGACACACCAAAAAGAATGGATTAGTTCCAAGAAATCAGTTCCACAATTATTAGAAGGTAAAAATTACAGCAAGAATGTATTAGCAGTAGTCAATGGAGAATTGAATGTTATGTGCTACATAAGAGTACATGACGGTGAAGAATGTTTCTATGGCTGGGCAAACTGCTATGGTGATATTGATGGGGAGGGTGAGTTTGATGATGATTATGCTGAAGTAATATGGATGGACTTTCCAGAATTGCCTAAAAAATAAATAACCAAAAAAAAATAAACCAAATGACAAAGCAACAAATTTTATTTAAGGTAGTATCAATCCTAAGAGAACATGGGTTCGATGTATTACCTGAACAAGATAATATGGAAACTAACTTCTATTCCGACTTAGGATTGGATAGTATAGATGCTATTGATGTAGTAATGGATGTAGAAAGGTATTTTAGGTTCAATATGAAGGATGAACTATTTGAAGGAATTAAAACTTTAGGAGATATGGTTAATATCATATCAGACTATATGCCAAGAGAAATTTTTAAATAAACCCCAAAAATAAATAAAATGAAAATAACTAACATTAGAGTATCAAGAACATTTCACTTAGGTGATAGCAATTTTGAAAAGATAGAATTGTCTGGAGAGTTAGAGCAGCATGACGACCCAATGGAATCAGTAGACAAGGCAAGAAACGAGATTGAGATTGACCACATTAAAACTCACGCAGAACTGTACGCACTAAGACAGACAGTTCCTTTGGTTTCTAAAAAGAAAGAAAGAGATGCTGTACTACTTATCCCTGACGATAGTATTGTCGAAAAGTACAACAAGGCTTTACTTGAAGAAAACGAAGGACTTGTTTCCGTAATCGAATCTATCTATAATAAAAAGCACCTAAAAAAACAAATACTTTAATATGCTACTAAAATCAAGTATAAGCGACATAGTAATACATTCTGATGATTGGTTCGCAGGTAGACTTGCTAAGTTTACATCAAGTGAAATACATAATTTAATGGGGGAAAGAGGATTGGGAGATACAGGAATTAGGTATATTTACAGAAAGGTAGGAGAAGAACTAACTGGCAAACCTTGTAGAAAAGAAATATCAACAGAAGCAACCGAGCATGGTCACATCAACGAGCCATTAAACCTTAGAAAGTTTGCATCAATATTAGGACTTGAATATCTTGTAACCCAAAAATTAATTATACCGATAGGTGGTAGAGAGGGTTCAACACCAGATGCAATTATACCAAAATCAGAAAGAAGCAGTAAAGATGGTTATGATGTTACTACGGTAGAAGCAAAGTGTCCTTCATCTTACGACAACTACATTCGTTTATGGAAATGTAAAACACCCCAAGACGTAAAGAAAGCAAATTCAACATACTATTGGCAGGTGTTACATCAAATGAGGGTATGCGGTGCGTTAGACGGTTATCTTACTATATTCCACCCCGATTTCAAGGCTGGGGATATAAACATTGTTAAGTTTAAAAAAGTAGACCTTCTATCAGACTTTAAAACACTTAACGATAGAGTAGAAGAAGCGGTAAAGATATTCAATGAAACAAGGGATGAAATGATTAACTCTCAAATGTAGAATAGCACAATGTTTTTTACAATGTTTTTTATAGCAGCATTCTTCTTTATCGTAGGATATTTTTCTGAAAACAATAAACCAAAAAAATAAAAAAAATGGAAATCAACAAAGCGTTATCACCAGTAATTTCAGGCAAGTTCAACATCTCATTAACCGAGAGCAACTTTCAAAAACTTGCCGACAAAGCAAACTCATTAGTATTGAATGAGGACAACCTAAAAGAGATACAATCATTTCTTGAAGAAGTAAGGAACGTAGAAAAGGGTATTGATAAAACCCATAAAGACGGCAAGGAAGAATCTTTAAGAATATCAAGGGAATGGGATTTAGGTAAGCGTACATTTCTTGAAATGGTAGAAGCCATTAAGACAAACGTAAATAAGCGTTATGTAGAAATCTGCACCGACATTCAGAACAGACAAAGACAAGCAGCACTTGAAGCACAAAGAGTGCAGAATATCAAAAGCGGAATTGAATCAAACGCTATTGAGTTTGCAAAAAGAATAGCCGACTGCAAGACCTCAAAAGAACTTACTGCGTTAGAAAGCAAAATCAATCTTGAAAAATCAAGGAAAGAAAGATACGAAGAATTTTTACCAGAGGCAGTAGTAAGATTTAATGAATTAAATAGTATATTAGCAGCCCAAAAGAAACTTGTAAGGGAGATTGAACAAGCCGAAGAAGATTTAAAGTTAGCCCAGCAGAACAATGACGAACAATCAATAATAGACCTAACTAATAAGATTGAAGAAAAGCAAGAACTCGTAGAAGAAAAACAAATAGAGGTACAGGAGGCTGCAATTAATCAGTCTATGCAATCATCACCTATTTCAGAAGCTACCCCAATATTTCCAACAGTAAAAGCAAAGAGAACAACGTGGTCTTATGAAGTGGTAAACCAAAAAGAGGTTATGAAGAAAGCACCTGAACTCGTAGTATTTTCAGTAGATGATGAAAAGGTAAAGGCTGTACTTAAATCTTTAAAGGACACCAAGCAATTAGAAGATAAAGAGGAATACATTCTTAATGGTATCAGATACTTCTCTAAACAAACATTTTAAATCATAATCTATGCCAGACATATCAATGTGTACTAATAAGGAATGCCCTCTGTCAAAAGACTGTTTTAGATTCATGGCTGAACCGAATCCATACCGACAATCATATAATAGGTTTGAGCCAAAAGTAAACGAGGAAACTAAAAAAGTAGAGTGCGAAGATTTTATACAACTAATTGAAAAATGCTAATAAATATTTAGTATTAAAGATGCAGCAAAATTTATTTAACGATATTGTGAATGTCATAACAGATAAATCATATCGTGCAATTAGACACGATGTTACAAGGCATAAGCAGAAAGAGAATTTAGATAATGTTCATCATCCTAAAGAGAAAGATTACCAAATTAAAACAGTATTAAAGGATAAAATTGATTTAAAAATATTAGAACTTTTCGCAGGTCAAGGTAACTTAACTGGAATATATAAGGAGTACGGAACAGTTGATGCTTATGATAAAAAGTATTTGAAAACAGGGGATAGCTTTTTAGTATTTCATAGATTAATATATGAAAAGAAAAAATACAATGTTATTGATTTAGACCCTTACGGTTTCCCTAATAGATTTTTTCCAGATATATTTTTGTTAATTGAAAATGGAGTAATGTTTATTACAATGCCTAAGCCATATGTAAATATTTTAAATGGTATTACAGCAGGACATTTAATAAGTTATTATGGTGAGCAAAACCCATCTAAAGAAACAATTATTGAACGTATTGCTCTTTGGGGAATATGTCATTGGAGGCAAGTTGAATTAATTAGCTGTATGGATTGTAAAAGCATTTGGCGTTTTGCATTTAATGTAAATAAAGTTAAAGCAACAGATTATACAGGTGTGAGAAACAGGTAGTTTTTTAGTATTTAAGATAACACATTTATTAACGCAATAAAAAAATAAACCATGTACATATCCCAAGAATTTAAAGAAGCGTGGAAGGACTGGAAGCTACACAAGGAAGAAAGGTGTGGTCAGCCCTACACAAGAATATCTGAAAGCAAAGCAATGTCAA